TCAATTATAAATAAGGCGTTGAACCAAGATAATATAGAAAATCCAAAATGTTTTATTCTTGATACAATTCCTTGGCGTCATGATATTTTGTGGCTAATTGCAGATATTGTCAGAACATCTCCGATAGTTAATAAAAATTATCCTTATGGATATGATTGTAACATTTGTGAAGAATGTGGAAATGAATGTTCTACGGATGGAGATGGCATAGATTGTAATTGGGCATTTGTAGAATATTTTGAAAAAGAACTTCGTGAACGAGGCTATTACGAAAGCAGAGCATGAAGAATTTAGCAGATGTAATACTGATTGGAGTGGTCTTCGAGGTGGATTTTGATTTAAAGGAGAGAATAAATGAGCAGTAGTAGTATTTATGGAATAAGAAAAGATTATACAGGAGAAGAAATATTTGAATATAAAAACTCATGGTTGTTTTCTCCTATAATTTGGGGCGTCTTACCAGATAAATATATTCATGATTACATTCAAACACCATTTGGTTTTAAAAAGGGAATTATTGGAATGGACGGAAACGATGTATGGACAAGAACTAACAAATTCATTAATGAGTGCGATAACACACCTGATAGGGTTTGTTGGGAGATGTCAAATCAACAGATTTTTCATACTTGTGATAAACAGATTATTTCAAATTCTATTATGCAATTCTTAAAACAAAATGATACTTATGATGTATCAGAAGAAGATAATATCCCAGTTTTAAAAAGAGAACATATTATTGAAAGATTTACCGAAATAGCAAATGATATTTTGTCAATTGACGAAAATGAATTTCCATATTTTGTTTTTAAAAATACAACAGTTGATGATGGCGTTGAGAGATGGTTTGAAAAATATGATGAAGAATCTGATGAGTATGTTTCATGTGCAATGTCAGAAAATACAGATGATTTTTATGCAGAATTTGTATTTTTCAAAGATGGAAAAATTGACAAATTTGTAAGTAACAAAAATTATCAGTTTGAATCATAGCAAGAAATTTTTCTTTCTTGTGAAGATTGGAGGTATTATATGTCTTTTACAGTAGATTTTAGTTCAATAAGAACAGTTAGAGTTCACAAAGAACAATTTGACGCAATAGACAATAAAGCAAATGTCGTAATGATTACTTGCATTGAGGATGGAAGAGTTATTCCATTCAATAGAGCTGATAGCGAAAAAGATAAAATTGATAGATTGAACAGGAATAGTGGAGAATAACATTATGGATAATTTAACACGTAGAGAAGAAGTAAATCTTCATGAAGCAATTCAGAAATCTTTTCCTAAAATTCTTATCAAGGATCTGACAGAACATGAAAGAATCTGTCCTGTCTGTAATGGTCTTGGTATGATCATTGAAAACAATATTTATGGAATCAAAGGTGACAAGTCCGAAGCTGCGAAACGAGAACCCTTCCCATATAAACATCAAGCACTTTCGTTTTGTGGAAGTTGTTTTAATGGTGTACAGATATTATGTCCTTATTGTGGACAACCCTATGTAAATCAAGCGTATATGCATTGCGGCTGCGAAGGACAGAAGAAAGCCGATGAAGAGGAGAGAATAAAGAAGTGGAATGAGAAAGTTTCTAAAGCAGTTCCAGTTGACGAAAAAGATGTAGACACAATGCTTTACTGTGAAGAGTTTGATGAGTATTACGATACTGTTGATGATTTCTTTGACGATTATTTTGGGCGTTATACAGATGAAGAATTTAATAATGATGGCAGACCTGAGAGATTATGGGTGTGCAGCGTGGAGAAGATTCATATTGATGCTGATAATGTAGTTGACAATGCTTGCGAAGAGTTACATGAAGATGCTTATGAACAGTGTGATATTGGTGGTCTGCAAAATTTGTTAGATACCTGGTGTAAAGATCAGACAGGAGCTACTACATATTATCCATATTATAAGCAGTATGTAGAAATTGATTGGAGTGAATATGAAGATTGTAGCAGGTAATTATTTCGGTAAAAATATTCAGTTTGTATGTAGATGCTGCAACTGTGTATATGAAGTTGAATCAAAGGATGATTGGAATGTTCAGATGATATTTCCTAACTATTGTAGTTTTAAATATAAAGTTCCTGAATATGGAGTAACTTGTCCTAATTGTGGTCATGAAGAATATCTTGGTTGCGATCAAGATGACTTGATAGGAACTGAATCTGAAAACCTACACTGTCCTTGGATTCCATTATTAAAGAAGAGAGCAGATTGGAATGAACGATATAGGGTTGAGCCAATAAGAGAATAAGTATTTGTGAGGTGAGTAGATGAGAGCATACAAATGTGATGTTTGTGGTAAGTATTGTGAAGATTGTTTTGAAATTAATGATGATACATTTGATGTATTCCCATCAGATTTCGTTGACAGAGGACAATATGATAAAAAAAAGGTGGAAGTACGAGATTTGTGTTCTGAATGTTATGTAGATATTAAAAATTATATTCATAACAAAGTATTCAATAGGTTTAAGAAAGAGGAAGAATCGAAGTAAAGATTCGATTCTTGCGGAAATTTTTACAGAGAATATAAGAATAGGAGGTACAAATGGGAACACGAAATTTAACAATTGTACATAGTAATGGCGAATATAAAGTTGCACAGTATGGACAGTGGGATGGGTATCCTGAAGGTTTAGGCGTACAATTGCTTGAATATCTTAAAGGAATAAATATTAACGAATTAAGAAATTCAGTGAATGATTGTACATATTTGTCTAAGGAAGATTTTGATGAGATAAATAAAAATATTGATGAAGCAATGAAGGATAATCCAAGATTTCCTTGGCAGAAGTTTTATCCAGAATTATCAAGAGATACAGGTGGAGATATTTTAAAGTTAATTATGTTTAAGAATAAAACAAAGTTGAAAAACTCATTAAACTTTGCAGCAGATAGCCTTTTCTGTGAGTGGGCTTATGTTATTGATTTGGATAAGAATACTTATGAAGTATACAAAGGTTTTAATAAAGAGCCACTAGATGAATCTGAAAGGTTTTATTTTTTAACACCAATTGCAGAGAAAGAGTATCGAGAAAATCCCAAAGAATATTATCCTGTTAAATTTGTTACAGAATATAGTCTTAGTAGTCTTCCTGACGAAAAAGATTTCCTCGAAGATATTAGTAAAATCTGTGGTTTTGATGAGGAAGAGTAGACTTGGCATATCGGTTTTCCTTGCGGAAATTTAAAAGGAGAATATAAGAGTAGGAGGTAAAATTAAATGCATTATTGCGTTCATTTACTCACAAAAGAATTACCAAGTGAGAATAAAATTGCAGCAATTATGAAGCCATACAATTCAGAACTTGTATATGGCTCAGATGAAGAAGACGAACAGATTGATTATCCAGTTTTTACATGGGATTACTACCGAATTGGTGGCAGGTATAAGGCTGAATTAAAACTAAAAGTAGATGAAGAAGGATCTGCAAACAGAGAATATTATAATTGGGGCTACTATGACAGACAAGATAGAAACGGCAGATTGTTTTGGTCAAGTCTTTTATCAACATTAAAAGAGAATATTACACCTGAATGGATGTATCATGAGGAAGATTGGTTCATGAATATGGGTTTTGGCGATGGATATATTCTTGTTGATGGAGCAAAGCAAAGTGATGTTTTAAATATTGGCAAGCTTGGATGTTACATATGTATTCTTCCTGATGGTTCAGCTATTGCAAGAGATTCATGGAATGGTAAAGATATTATCAAAGATGAAAAATTCGATGAAAAATATAAACAGGCTATAACAGATAATATGGATGGATTTATTACAGTGCTTGATATCCATGATTAAGAAGAAGTATCGGTTTCCATGGGAGGTGAAAAAGTGAGAATAGAAGAAATTGCTTTAAGACAAGAAGCAAGACAAATGTTATGTGAAGCTGGTTTAAGTAAAGAGGAACTTAAAGAACTGGTATTGAAAGATATAGATGATAAAGTAATTCAAGCGATTGAAAGTAAAATCAAGGGTGTTGATTTTGAACAAATGATTATGGATAGAGTTGATAGAGCTTTAACCAAAGCAGTTGATGATATTGTTCGAAGAGAAGTAGAGGGATATTTTTATAACAGAAGGCTCAATATTCGTGCAACTGCTTCATTTGAAGAATAAAAAATCGCAGTAAATTTCGATTTCTTGCGAGGAGGTGAAATCTTGGAGAAAGTAATTAAATATAGATGTTCTGAATGTGGAAAATTATTTGACACACCTGATGATGCTTTTGATTGTGAATCAAGACACAAAAGAATTGAGAGAGCTAATGAGATGCTTAAGAAAGGATATACATTAAAACAAATCAATGATGAGTGTGAGATTTGGGATTCTATACCAGAATATTTAGAAAATGTAAACAAGGATAATTGCTTCAAAATCAGTTATTGGCAATATTGTGACAAACCTGCATATCAAATTGTTAACATCTATTTTGACGGAAGAGTATATATAAGAGGTTGTGGTTCACGGAGTGGATATTATGGTAATAGTCTTAGATTAGATAATAGTATTTTGAAAGATCCAAGACCAAAGGAAGAGTTATTTATAGATAGTAGATATACAAGTAGATGGTAATTGTATTTGGAGAATAATATATTGAAAGAGAGGTACATATATGCCAGTACATGATGATTTAGGCTGTCGCATGAAGACATTTTATGAGCAGATTCCTAAGACAAAATTAATGAGAAGATGCCCAGTTGCTATCCGCATTGATGGAAAAGCGTTTCATACATTCACAAGAGGATTCCAGAAACCGTTTGATGAAGTGTTAATCAGGTCTATGCAGGAAACAATGAAATACTTATGCGAGAATATTCAAGGCTGTGTTCTTGGTTACACACAATCAGACGAGATTACATTAATCCTTGTTGATTATAAGAAGCTCACATCTTCAGCATGGTTTGATTATGAGGTGCAGAAAATTTGTAGTATTACAGCAAGTATGACTACGATGGCATTTAATAAATTTTTTGAAAAGTATGTTGACGAATATAGATTTAGTAAATGGGATGGTGTTTCAAAATATGAGGATGGTACATGGGGATATATTCAGACATTACTAAATGCAGTTGACAAAGGTGCAATGTTTAATGCTCGTTGCTTCAATATTCCAAAAGAAGAAGTAACAAATCTCGTATATTGGCGACAACTTGACGCTTCTCGTAACTCAATTCAGATGGTAGGTCAAGCCAATTTCTCACACAAAGAATTACAGAATAAGTCATGTAATGATATTCAGGATATGCTTATGATTCAAAAAGGTATTAACTGGAATGATTTGCCGACTTATCAGAAGAGGGGAAGCTGTTGTGTAAAACGTGAATTCTGGGTTGATAAAAATGATGGCGAAGAGTTTAGTAAAGAATATCAAGAAGCATTAAACAGAACTGCAAGAGATGAAAATGCTATCAAGAGAACAGAGTGGATTATTGATACAGATATTCCTATTTTCCGTAATGAGGGTAGAGAATATATTGATAGGTTGGTATTTGTTGGTGAAGAGTAAACAATATACTATATATAGTGATTATAAAATACTATAAGCACTATATATAGTGTGAAAATCAAGACCGAAAGAAACTGACATTTCTTGGTTATGGAGGTGAGATTATTCAAGTTATTATTGATTTTATTCTGAACATTTTACATAAAATTTTATGGTTGTTAGGAATAATTGTAATATCTTTTGCTATTTTTGGTGGTATTTTGTGGCTGATAGATGAATTGAATTGGTATGAATATCAATCAGACTATTACAAGGAAGGTACTGTTATAGATAAGACAACTATTGGTCATCAAGTTGGATATGAAATGTATTTAACAGTTGAATTTGATGACGGAACAGTTTGCACTTATCGACCACAAGGCAGAAGTGATTATCCAAATGATAATTTATTCAAATCGTTAGCCGTTGGAAAAACTTATAATTTTAGAATTGGTAAATTTATTGATAATCATTATGGTAGAAAGAAAAGTGAAAAAGTAGAGAATATTATATCAGCAACAATAATCAGTTAGTTTGTAGAGGTGAAAAATTGAAAATATGTGTAACAGGTCATAGACCGAATAAATTATATGGATATAATCTATCTGATCAGCGTTGGCAGAGATTAAAAGAGCAGTTCAAATCAATTTTAAAAGAGAATAATTGTGAGGAAGCAATTACAGGAATGGCTCTTGGAGTTGATACGGTGTTTGCATTGGCAGTATTAGAATTAAAAAACGAAGGATATAATATTAAGCTGCATTGTGCAATCCCTTGTAAAAATCATTCCTGTAAGTGGATTAAAGAAAGTGTTGACCAATACAATGACATTCTTTCTAAAGCAGATATTGTCAAGTTGGTCTCTGATGAAGAATATAAACCTTGGATAATGCAGAAAAGAAATGAGTATATGGTTGATTTAGCTGATAAAGTTATTGCAGTTTGGGATGGCTCAAAAGGTGGAACAGCAAATTGTGTAAAATATGCCGAGAAGGTTGGTAAAGAAATTATCAGAATTGAACCATAGAAAGAGAATATATAGTTGGAGGTAAGAATGTGATATATACAAGTTATTTTGCAAAACTTAAATCGTTACCAGATAATATAATTCCAATTTCAATTTGTGGAAAAGCACCTAATTGGTATACAGGGTTACAGTATAAGAAACTTGCACCTAAATATGACTTCTTTATGAAGTGGAAAGAAAATCATGATAATGACTATTACATAAAGTGCTTTAACGAACAGGTATTAAATAAATTAAACGCTACTGATGTTGTCTTAGATTTTTCAAGAATTTGCTATGGATATAATGTTGGAGAAAATGATATTGCTTTGATTTGCTATGAAAAACCTACAGATTTTTGTCATCGTCATTTAGTATCCGATTGGTTAAATAAAAACGGCTTTAAATGTGATGAATATTTATTTAGCAAGTAAATCTAACTTATCTATGATTCATTCGAATCACAATTTCCAATAAAAATGAAAATCTAATAGAGAATAAGTAAGAGGTGGATATGGATAATCGAGCATATAACGCTTGCCGTTGTTTTATTAGTAATATTGATTCAATAAGCAGTAATGCAAAAATTATTATTGATAACATTAGATCTTATAATAATGATACTGATTCATCGGCAAAATTATTTATTCATTCAAAATGCTCAAATACGGAGAATATATTATCAGAAGA